GGCTTCGCCTCTGTATGTCGATTTCGACACCATGAGCGCAGCCGTCGTGAAGATTGGTAAGGTGTTGCAGGGTGGTACAACCGCCGCTCCCCGTCTCGCAAAGGGTCACAACTTTGTGCCGGGCGACACCGTGATGACCGTGGGCAACACGGCCAACGCTGTTACCGTGAAGTCTGTAGACCGAAGCAACACCGCTTACGATGTTGTGACGTTCTCCGCAGCTCTCACGGGTGCTACAAAGGACGCTTTCGTACAGGAAGCTAAGAATACCGCAGCTGAGGGTCAGACGGCCGTATACGCGCCCGCCTACACTCCCAATATGGTGCTGGGTGCTGACGTGGAAATCAAGGAACAGGGCCTGTTCACGCTTGATGCAGCTTTCGATGCTGTCATCTTGAAGAGCATCGCCGCTCCTATTCCCGACAGCTGGCTCATCGAGGGAGGTGCGGCCCTTAAGACCAATCCGCGTATCATGTATATTAACCAATAAAAAGTTTAGCGAACTATGCCAAAGCCAGTTCTTCTGAGTTCCCTGTTCGGTGAACTCACAAAAAATGTACAGGTGCGCTTTGATACCGCGAGCCGTCTGCACAAGCAGGTGTTCGACCGCGTTATCTACCGCGACTACCTCGATTGGGACTCTCCGAGCATCGGACTGGACTTCGAAGCCATGCTGGGTAAGTACAACCTTACCATCGCAGCCGCTACCGTCGGTCTCGACGCAAAGGAGCCTATCATCGACCCCAACGGGCTGGAGACGTTCAAGAACACCGTTCTGAAACACGCTCAGACCCGTCCGCTCGCTGTCAAGGACTACCGCAAGATACTCCAGCTGCTCGACAGCAAGAGCATCAGCGACAAGGCCAAGAAGCAGCAGCTCATCAACCTCATGTGGGGCGAAGTCCGCGACGTTGTGAACGCCGTGGAAGCCAAGCTCGACATCATCTTCCTCACTGCTCTCTCGAATGAGGGCAAGTTTACTTTCGATACCACCAACAACCCCGAAGGTGGTGTTCGTGGCGACGTGAACTTCAAGTTCGATGCCGCTAACGCCTACAAGTCCACCGTGCAGTGGACTGAGGAGAACATCGAAAACGTGGACTGCATGGAAGACCTGCAAGCCGTTCTCGACCTCGCAGAGGATAAGGCCATCCTCGGACAGATTCTCATGGCACCGAGCAAGGTGTCATACATGTGCCGCTCTCCAAAGTTGAAGAGAATGATCTTCGGACAGGACAAGAGCGCGTCTATCCTCCAGCTGGCTCAGATTAACCAGTACCTCGAAGCCAACGACTATCCCACCATCAAGAAGATGAAGCGTCAGTGCAACATCCGTGGCGTGGATGGCAAGCTCACGACAATCACCCCGTGGAACGCGAACAACATCGTGTTCATCCCCGAGGGCAAGCTGGGAACCGTGCCCAACGCCTACGCAGACAGCGAGCTGAAGCCCGAAAGCGACGTGGCATACTCCATGTATGACCGCATCCGCGTATCTCAGTGGAATGTCGGTGAGACGAAGGGCGCCAACTATGGTGAGTTCACCAAGGCAGAGGTTATGGCTCTCCCGACCATCACGGAGGGCAATGGTATCTTCACCCTCAAAACCGTCTATTCCGAATGAGCAACCTCACGAATTCTGACGCTGTAAGAGCCAAGTGCAAGCTCATCTGCAACACTTGCTATGTGGATAGCGACGTACTCGCTGCCACGCTCTCTGACGTTGGGCTGGAAGCTGACGTGAAGGCGACACCTAACGACCCTCTGATTGTGGAATGTGCCATCCTCATCGTCAAGGGCTGGGTAGAGACCTCACGGAGCGAGAACGGCATCAGCACAAGCATCGACAAGGATAAGCTGGAACAGAATATTCTGTTTTGGTGTAACCGTGCGGGGCTTGATGCGTCGGAGTTCCTGAATGACCTCGTTACGGTAGAGAACGGTTCAGACCTATGGTAAGCGTATGAGAACCAACGGCTATCTGTACTATCCGACATCGGCTACCGCTCCGACCTTTAATGACGATGGAGTACCCGTTACCACATCTCAGCATGGCTGGAGCGATGCCGTTCCCTGTCATATCCGCACCGTGTCATCGACCAGCAAGGGGAGATATGAGGACGGCACGTTCCATCAAGCATCTTTCGAGGTGCTGACAGAGCGTAACACCGTACCCCTTGACACCCAAAAGGTCAAGCTCGAACGAAGCGGAAAGACGCTGGGAGAGTTCCAAGTACAGGGGATGCCCGAAGAGATTTCCCTCGACCGCATTAAAATTGTTGTGTGATATGCCCGGCAGAATGATTACGAATGTGGCCGACATCGTGGACGGCATCAAGTCACAGGTTGAGGAGCAGATGGATGACCTGCTTTACGCCCTGCAATATGTAGGCGAGAGCTGTGTCAAGATTGCCCGCGAAGAGCTGCCCAAGTCAAGGGGCGGCAACTCATACGAAGACCAAACGGGAAACCTCAGAAGCAGTATCGGCTATATCATCGTCCGCGATGGTAAGATATACTCAAAAAGTGTTCCCGACAAGGTGAAGAATGGCGATGAGGGAATACAGAAAGGACAGGCCTACCTCGAAAGCCTTGCCCAAAAGTGGGGCAGACAGGGTGCCTATCTGATTGTCTCAGCTGGAATGAACTACGCGGAGTACGTCGAAGCGAGAGGTTATGTCGTGCTGTCATCGGCAGAGCTGGCAGCTCCCGACCTGCTCCGCGAAATTTTATCCAAGTTAGGCTTTAAGATGAAGTGACTATGGCTACGAAATCAAGTAAGAAAATCGAGCGAGACATCTTCCGAATGCTGAAAGACAGCGACCTGTCAGAAGCGATTGGCGGGAAGTTCTACCGCGACGGGATGAGACCGATGGACGCTACAGGTGAAGATGCCGTTGTGAAGTTCCTCACTGGCACCGACACACAGGAGCAGAACGGTGTAGTCCTTCTGCACGTCTACGTCCCCGACAGGGATATTTACGGGAACGGTGCGCTGGTTGAGGATATTGGCAGGGTCGAAGCCCTCGAAGATGTCATCATCGAAGCTCTCGACACGATAAACAGCACAGAGTACATCATCAAGCGGGACGGAACACCTCAGAGCTACGTGAGCCAAGACTACAACGGGCAACATTTCATCAATGCCCGTATCAGTTACAGACGTTCAATTTTTAACGAATAAAAAAGCGCGATTATGGCAAAGAAACAAGTTATCATGGCATGGTCAGAGTGCGAAATCGAGATTGGCAAGACAGGTGCCAATGACGCGATGGCAGAAACTCTGACAAGCGTAGGCGTGATTAAGGATAAGTCCTCCACGCTGGAGCCTTCCGATGGTGACGTGCTCGAAGCTAAGTCTACGGGCGGTCACACCGTCGCAAAGGAACAGCAAGAAGGAGGCTTCACGCTCAAGACCCGTGTCATCGAGCCTGATGCAGCACTTGAAACAACTCTCGGCATCGCCACCGCTGAAGCTGAGAATGAGAGCAAAGTGAAGACACACATCGTCGATGGCGATTGGTCTGTCAAGCTGACACCTAAGAATGTCGGTGCGCGTGGCATCAAGGCCCCGAAGACCAATATCTCCTACAAGCCCGGCTGGAGCGAGGAAGAGGGAAACTATGTAGACCTCGAGTTCGAAATCCTGTTTGGTGCGCAGGACTATTGGTACGCCAAGTTCAAGAAGGTTGCCGCTGCTAACAACGACTAACCACCTCACGGCCATCGTCCAGCGGACAGGACACCGCACCAATGCGGAGACACAGGTTCGAATCCTGTTGGCTTTTCAATCTTATTATGACCTATGGAGAAAGTAACAGCAAAAACTATCGAAAAGCAGGTTGCGGAAGCCATTCTCCAGCAGCCTTTGGGCGTTGTGACGCTGAGAGGAAAGGACTACCCCGTTAGCCATCCCTCACCCGCAACGCTCATAATCGTTTCAGAGCTATGCGCAGGTCTGCCCAATGTCGATGCAAAGGGCAACATGCTGACAGAGGTTCTGAGGACGGCCAGGAACAGCGCGGTAATCGGCAAGATTATCGCCACGCTCATCTTAGGTGCCAAGCGTATCAGGGAGAACCACACGGTCGAAACAACCTATACGGCTT